CCATGCCAAGCGCTGAGCTTGAGCCTGGGTTTCTGGATAGCCTCAACCTCGCCATGCTGCCGCGGCGTCGATGGTTGCTCGGCCGCTCACTGCTACGTGGTCACCTGACCCTTTTGGTTGCACCACCTGGTGTCGGCAAATCCACCCACGGCATCGCGCGCGCAGTCGCACTGGCAGCAGGCCAGGACATCACAGGCGAGACCGTCCACGAGAGTGTCCGCACCTGGATCTATAACACCGAGGATGATCTGGATGAGCTCAAGCGTCGCCTTGGCGCCCTGCTGCAGCACTGGTCCATCCCTTTCAGTAAAATCCGTGGCCGCCTTGCCTTAAACTCCGGCGCCGATCGCCCGCTGCTCTTTGCGCGCTGTCAGCAAGGTGACACGGTCCAGCGCCTGCCCGACGTCGATGCCTGCATCGCCAGGATCAAGGAGAATGACATCGGCCTTTTGGTCGTCGACCCATTTGTCGAGACCCACGAAGTCAATGAAAACTCAAACGAGCAAATCAAGGCTGTGGCCGCCATGTTCCGTGAGGTGGCCCGAGCAGCTAACTGCGCGGTTCTCCTTGTCCACCATACCGCCAAACCGCCGCAGGGTATGAGTGATGGCCACGCCGGCAATATGAATACGGCACGCGGCGCCAGCGCCCTGGTCGGTGTCGCCCGCGTTGTACAGACACTCTTTGGCATGAGCGAAGGTGATGCCGAAAAGCTCGGCGTCGCGCCCGATGAGAAGCACCTCTACCTGCGCCTGGATGACGCTAAGGCCAATCTCGGGCTGATCAGCCCTGACGCCAACTGGTACCGCAAAACCAGCATTGAGCTGGCTAATGGCGACGAGGTTGGGGTCTTGGCCCCTCATATCTTTACCCCCGCGCATGACAGTTTCTCGACGCAGCAGGCGGTCGAAATCCTCACCCTCATCGACCAGCACTGGCGCGACGCGACGCCCTTCAGCGCTTCGGTACAAAGCCCCCGCTACATCATCCCAACCATGGTTCAGAGCTTTGGCCTGAGCGCCAAGTCAGCCCGACGCCTGCTTCGGGACTGGCTTTCGAACGGCATGGTGACCTCGGAAATCTACAATTCAGACAGCAAAGCCCGTGGCCTGAAGGTGCTCCGATGGCCCGGCTGACACGCTCAAAATCGCCTTTTTGCCCCTTACGGAAGTTACGGAGGTTACGGAAGTTGCTCTGTAAGTCATTGAAAACATTGAACGGAGGTTTTCCGGAAGTTCACGGAGGTCGCCTTGCAAGTCATTGAAAAATATACGGAGGTTCTACGGAACCCTGCCCCCCCCATACCCCCCTATGAACTTCCGGAGCGCGAAAGCGCGCTCCGGCGTTCATCAGATCGAGGATCGACGACGCCTCTCGGCGCTCGTCAGGGCGCCCCTCAAGGGGGTGCGCCATGATGCGTTCGGCCCACCGCCAACGTGGCGGCATCGATCCGACCCTCCACCCATTGGCACCTGCCGCATACCGCATCCGCGCCATGGTCGAGGGGGTCGATCAACTCGCCCATGCCATGGAACGCAAATGGGGGGTCGGCCGGCTAAGGCTTCTGGTGGCGGATGCACTGCGCGCCAGGTTTGACGAGCAGCAGGACCGGCTCGATGCGGCTATCTCGAGCGACGATGAACACTACGTGCGCATTCATGCCGAGGGCATGCGCCGCGCATGGCAAGCGCTCGATGCAGCCGCCGTGTCAGACGGTGCACAGATCCTCGCGCCGGAAATCTGGGAATGCGTTCTGCCAGAGACGGGCGAGGTCGTCGGCATAGCGCGCACCGAGGCTGAGGCGCACCACGAGGCCGAGAGGCTTCGCGTTTTTACGCTTCCGGAAATCGCCAAGCTCATCGAAGCCCTCGGCGACACAGTTCTCGAAATCAAACGCCAATTCCCAGGCGCTGCCATCAACACCATCACCCGCAAAAAGCCCTTCGACTGGGCGCGCGGCGATGAAATCCCCTTTTGACGGAAGACACTTGTGCTCAACGAAACCATACATCCCAATCCGCAAATCCATTCCGGCGCCATCGCCTGGTCTGCGCAAACGCCAGCACATCACCGGAGCCGTACAATGCTTTGCCTCGACCTTGGCACCAAAACAGGCTGGGCGCTGCTTGATGATGGCACGACCTTCAGCGGCACGATGAGCTTTAAGCCTGGCCGCTTTGAAGGTGGCGGCATGCGGTATCTGCGCTTTAGGCAATGGCTTGGCGAATTACTCGCAAGCACTGCTATCGGCCGCGCATCGAAAACCGGCCCTGCCATTGATGCCATTTATTTCGAGGAGGTCCGCGCACACGCAGGCACTGATGCAGCGCACACCTATGGGGGTTTCCTTGCGACCCTTGGCGCCTTTTGCGAGCAGCATGGGATCGCCTACCAAGGTGTTCCTGTCGGTACGATCAAGCGTCACGTCACGGGCCGCGGTAATGCGGATAAGGCCGCCGTTATAGCAGCCGTACGCGCTCGTGGCTTTCATCCAAAGGATGACAACGAGGCTGATGCGCTCGCGATCCTGCTCTGGGCAAGCGAGACAGATGGAGGCGTGAAATGAGCGGCGCAGAAATGCTGACAACGGCTGCTACCGTCCTTGCCGAACGCAGGATGGCCTATGGTGATCCATGCAGGTCAATGGAGCTACTCGCCAAGCGCTGGTCTCTTACACTGGGCCAGCCCATCACAGCTGCTCAAGTGGCAATGTGCCTGATCGATTTAAAACTGACACGCCTTTCGCATGACCCTGCGCACCAAGATTCTATCCTTGATATCGCTGGATACGCAGCCGTCCTGCATGAGGTCGCCACATGAGGTGGGCGCCACGGGGCTTTGGTGGAGCCCGCACGCCGCCTGAGTTGGTCAAGCAATTGGGTTGGCGCGAGCAGCGCGTTCTTGTCATATCCGAAGATGATGAACGGTTAAGTTGGCCGGAGCGTGAGCTGATCCGACAGCTCGGTGACAAACTCTATGGGCAACGCGTCCGGCGACATGAGGCAAAACATGAATGACTGGACGCCGGAGCTGGTTGAAGAACGGTTGAATGAGGCTGCTGCTGTCATGCGACGCCTGCCAGCAGTACGCGTCCAAGGCTACTTCAATACCTGGCCAAAAATGAAAACTGATTTCGATGATCTAATCGGGCAAGCGCCAGAGCCAATGAGACTGCCGCCGCCAACGGCGGCTGCGATCACACGCATGGAAGAAGCTCTCGCCTGGTTGCGATGGCTCGAGGTCGAGAATGTTAAGCTCGTCTGGATGCGCGCCGAGCGTGCGCCGTGGAAAGCGATCTGCTGGCGGTTTGGTATTGCACGCACCACAGCCAATCGTCGCTGGGACTACGCCGTAAATATCATCACGTGGCGGTTAAATCATCGGCCGATATCAGCAAAATGGTCACAGCGCTTTCTGCTGGAACGGTCGAGGCTTTTGTCAAGGAATTTTTGATAATGTGATGACGATTGTGCGGTACATTTTAGTGTTGGACAAATCGGCGCGTTTTAGGCCATCAAATGGATATGCTCGCGGGACGTGCGTCGCTTTCATCTATCCATATTTTACGGGCCAGCTTGCCAGCAGGAAGTAGCGTAGGCCGCAACGCATCATGGTAGCGTGTACCATGTCGTTCGCCCCCCTCCATGCTTGGCCAAGTGTCCCTTATCGACAAGCTGGCGAAACTGCTGCTTCAGCGTATTCCGGCTGACGCCGGTCAGTTGAATAATCTCACCCATGCTTACGCGGCCATGATCGCGAGCGTGATCGAGAATCCGTAACGCCAGGTCCGGCAAGCTCGAGAGCACAATCTTCTCGCGCTCTATCTTTTTCGCGAGGCGCCTCATCTGTTGCTGCAGCGCGCGCAGGAAGAAAGTGATCCAAGGCAGCCAGTTCGGTACGTCGCTGCGTATTGATCCTTGCGTTTGCCGAAGCGCAAGGTAGTAGCCCTCCTTGCTCTGCTCGATGACGCTTTCCAGCGAGCTATAGGGTACATAGGCGTAGCCCGCCTGCAGCAGCAGCAGGGTCGTCAGTATTCGGCTGAGCCGCCCGTTTCCGTCCTGGAAGGGGTGAATTTCGAGGAAGACCACGGTGAACACCGCAATCACAAGAAGCGGATGCAGGTGTCGCTGCTCGCGCTCCGATGTTACCCAGCCGACAAGCTCGGCCATGAGGCGCGGCGTATCGAATGGCGTCGCGGTCTCGAACACGATGCCGATCTGCCTGCCATCTTCGTCGAAGGCGGCGACACTATTGGAGGAAGTCTTATAGCTGCCCCTATGCCATGTGTCCTTCTCGCTATGGACAAGGAGATCACGGTGCAGCTGCTTTATGTGATTTTCGGTGACCGCGATGTCTTCCCAAGCGCGGAAGACGAGTTCCATCACCTCGGCATAGCCGGCCACTTCCTGCTCGTCGCGTGTGGCGAAGGATTTGATCTCCAGACTGGCGAGCAGGCGCTCAACCTCCCGGTCCGAGAGCTTGCTTCCTTCAATACGGGTCGAGGAGCCGATGCTTTCG